GTTATGGGCCAGATGCCCCTCCTGCTGATTACAGTTCACCGAATCCGATACGAGCAAGTTATAACGTAGCAAGCATTACCGATAACGGAACCGGAGACTATACCGTAAATTTTGCGACTGCAATGCCAGATGCTAATTATTGTGCTGTTGGTAACTCAAAAGAAGGAAGTCAAGGGCATATTATTCAATTAGTTACATTGTTAGCAGGTTCTTTACAAATTAAAAATTACAATGCGGCAACAAGTGTTCCAGACACTTCCATAGCTACAGTAGCTATCTTCCGCTAACCCAAGAATAACAACTAAAGAAAACGTATGTCAGGAACACTACAAGTCGGAGGAGTAACCCTAGCAACCCATACGGAATCACCGAGTACACTTACGTTGGATAGTGGGGTTGTGTTTCCTGCCAATACTGTTATTGGATTCAAGTTCGTTGAAATCGGCAATCAAGCATTGAGTGGAACCTATACGAAGTTCAACACAACAACAGCAGCAACCAGTTCGCAAGGACTGCAAGTCGTTTCCACGACTTACGATCCGAAATCAGATAACTCTTTAATTTATGTAATGGCTGATTTAACAGTTACAGAGCATAATAATAATTCTGATGAGGCTTATTCTGCGTTGTTTGTTGATTCCACAAATCTTTCGCAAACTGTGACCCAAGATAGGACAGGTAGTCTTAGGGAGTATACAGTAGCTAATTTATGCGGGACTTTTACAAATTCGTCAACCAATCAACTTACGGTGCAAGTACGAGCATCTGGTGATACTAACGAACCAATAAACATAAACGCAATGATCGGTGATCTTCCTTATTCATACAGTACTTCATATTATTATAAAACAGGATTGACAATTATGGAGATCAAACAATGACATTTCTATCAACTGCGATGTTCGCACTAAGACCAGCACATAACTTTAGAGTGATCAATGACACAGAATTAATTTGGGAAGACGAAAGGCTACAACCAACTCAAGCAGAAATAGATTCTAAAATTGCAGAACTTATTGCAGCAGAACCACTACGCCAACTTCGTATCCAACGCAACCAACTCTTATCCCAAACCGATTGGCGTTTTCGCAGTGACCTAACTCCATCCCAAGCATGGATTGACTACTGCCAAGCACTACGAGATCTACCAGCAAACTCGACACCATCTCTAGATGGAAACGGGCAACTGACAGGCATCAACTGGCCCACACCACCGGAAAACTAATGAGCGGCACACTGAAAGTCGGTGGCAAAACACTAGCCACGCATGATACATCAGCAAATGAAATCAGTTTGCACTCTGATGTGATGGCAACGAATGCTCAAGTCCAAGGAATCCATACCACTGCAAACACTGCAAAGGCAACCAACGCCAATCAATTAACATCCGTCACCGCAGTATCTGGATACAATTTAGCAGACGTTAGCGTTGGTGACTATGTCACCGGAGAAGGAATTGTCGTTGGTACAACGGTATCAGCAATCAGTGGCACTACGATCACATTGTATCATCCAGATGGAGATGCACTAAGTAGTTCGATGACAGATCTTAGTGGTGATCCAGTATCATTCTACAATTCAACCAAAGCGCTCAGTCCTGGTCTGGTAGCAGGTGGATTGTGCCGAGCTTGGGTTAATTTTTATGGATCAGGGACACCTACAATAAATGCGGCTTACAATGTTTCAAGCATTACTTACAACGTAATCGGAGACTATACCATAAATTTTGCGACTGCAATGCCTGACACTAAATATTCTTGGATTGCATCTGCTGGGTTTGATAATTTCGCTCAACAAGTTTGGGTATCATCACCTACTTCTGTTGCATTATCCACTTGGAAAACGATCGCCCTAATAAGGTTAAGGGCGGTTTATGCCAATAACACTGTTAATTCTGATCCTGAAGAGTTTAATGTCGCAGTCTTCCGCTAACCAAAACAGAACCGACTAACCAAGGCCGAGCATGAAATACTTACTACTACCATTCGCATTACTAGCTTGTAGCGATTACCCTGCTTCAGAAGGCAACGATAGCGAAGCGAATCCGATTGAGATTCACATCAACATAGACACTCAAAACAATCTGACTGATCCACATTCTTTTCTTATAAATAATAGTATATAATTCTTCTTCAAGAAATACTATATGGCCAACCGACTCCAACATCTCAGAGGTTCAGAAACAGAACATAGCACGTTTACAGGTGAAAAGGGAGAAATCTCTCTTGTTACGGATACTTCTGCCAACAGAATTCCAACAGGTGAAGTCAGAGTACATGATGGAACAACTGCTGGAGGATTACATGTTACTGGAGCAGCAAGAGCTTGGGTGAATTTCAATGGGACGTTAGCAATGACGGTTGGAAGCAGTTATGGGCCAGATGCCCCTCCTGCTGATTACAGTTCACCGAATCCGATACGAGCAAGTTATAACGTAGCAAGCATTACCGATAACGGAACCGGAGACTATACCGTAAATTTTGCGACTGCAATGCCTGATGCGAATTATGCGGTTAATTGTACTAGAGAACAAGGTCAAGATGCATCTTATGCTTTTATCTGTTACCCCAGATACCCGACATCAACCTATACAACATCCTCGTCTTTTCGCTTTGCTTCAACAGTTACAAATAGTGGTGCTCTTAACGGAGCTTACCAAGATTCGGCATTTTTAACAGTTTCCATCTTCCGCTAACCAAAAGGAACCCAATGAATTCAACGGACGCTAAATGAGCTACATTGGCAATCAACCTGTCCTAAATACGAGTGAATTCCGTGAGGAGTTTAAGGATTAAAATGCCATACTTAGGTGCATCACCAAGAAACATAAACACAAGATCAGTAATTGATCACCAAGAATATCTGGGTTCTCAAGCAGATACCTCCACGAATTCTGGTTATTATACGTTCTATGTGAATTATACACCAGGAAATCTTTCTGTTGTAATTCGTGGTGTTCACATGGCAAGTTCTGATTATACTGCCACAAACGGAACAGATGTCAGAATATCAACTTCCACGATTACTCTTGCAAATGATGATGTAATTGAGATTATTGGTTATGGAATTCCAAGCAGTCAGATACTAGAAAGAAGTGATGTGAACATTACTGGTGGTCAAGCAGTCAATCTGACACAAGTTGGCGCAAGTTCATACAAGGTTGGAAATACAGAGGTTATTGATAGTTCTGGAAACCTGATTAGTGGAACACTAGGTTCAAATATCAGTTTTGCGAATATTGCCGATGATGCTATTTCTGGAGACAAGATTCACAGTGGAACAATTAGCAGTAGTACTCTTGATGGTATTAAACTGAACTCCTCTGGAAATTCGATTACAAAGAGTGATGGGACTACTGCTGTTCTAAGTGAGAGTGGTGGACTAGTGACATTAAATAATGGCACAATTGGCAGTGGTGTGGTGTTTCCTGCTGGAATCATCCGTCAAGTAACTCAAAATTCGTTCAACGATCAGCCAACTAGAGGTTCTACTACATTTGGTTCTTTTAGTGGTACGCCTAGTCCTGTTAAACACACAATAAATAATTGTCTTACTGGTAGCAGTTTACTAATTATTGTCAGCTTGGATGTTTCAGCATCAACAACTGGTGCATCTCATTGTTATTTTCGTCTTTATGACAATACAAACGCTACTATTGTAAATTCTGCGAACGAAGGTATAGACGGGCTGTTTGGAACATACTTATGGGCTGCTTCGAGTAGTAGTCATTTGATGGTTAATCATACAGAGTTATATACCCCTTCAGCGTTTAGTAGTGGATCTTGCGAAATTGAAATTTATTGCAAAAACGCAGACTCTCATACGGTTTATTTGAACAGAAGAGCTAGTACAGCTGGAAGTTATGGATTATTAAGCTCATCAATCACAATTTTTGAGATAGCAGGATGATAATACAAGCACTCAATGCACTAGGCATTAACTCTGAATTTTGTGTTGACGGGAATGTGACCACAGAAGAGCATTACCTGCGTACCTATCGTGATTTAACGAATCAAAATAGATTTTTTGAGTGGTCTGTGGTTTCAGCAAAAATAGCAGAACTCCAAGCATTGGAACCACTACGCTTATTGCGAGAACAACGCAACCAACTCCTAGCACAATCCGATTGGATGGCAGTACCAGACAGAACAGCAACCCAAGCACAGATTGACTACAGACAAGCCCTACGGGATCTACCAAGCACAGCAGACCCACAACTAGACGAAAACGGAAATCTTACCAACGTAACGTGGCCAGAAAGACCTGAATAAAATATGCCATTCATAGGAAATCAACCAACCGCAGAAACTATTTCTGATCGTAGAACCTACACTGGTGATGGAACAAGAACAATCTTTGGTGTTCAATATGCATCTAATTTTGTTTCAGTTTTTCAGAATGGTTTAAAGCTGGTTGAAACAGCAGACTATACACTTGATTCTTCTGGAACATTCATTACGCTCATTACTGCACCAGCACTAAATGACCAACTGGATCTAATTGGAACCAATGAAATCACCGATCTTGCAAGATCCAGCTTAATTCGTGAATCATTCACATCCACTGCTTCTCAGACACAATTCAATCTAAATACAAATATTTCAGCATCAGATAGAATTACTGTTTATCTAAATGGTATTCGATTGACTGAAGTTGACTATACACTAGACTACACAAACAATCGTGTTACTTTTGCTTCCGGAAGAACACTTGATGACACTGTGGCAGTAGAAATTGTTGCTCCTGGATTTAGAAGTGGAATTCATCCTGCAACAGGAGAAAAAGCAGTACACCAAGGAGTTGCCAATCCTAGTACTTTAAATAATGATATTATCATTGATGCTGATGAAAACGCAATGATGGTTGGACCATTGACAATAAATAGTGTAGTTACTGTAAACGGAAATTTAACGATAGTATAATATGGCAAGTATTATCAAAGTAGATCAGTTATCAGAAAAAACACAAGGTAGTGGAATAACTCTTTCTCACAGTCTCAAAAATTCAAGTGGATCAGAGATTATTAGTCCAGCAGGTACTGTATCTAATCTATCAAAATTAAGTTTGACACCAAGTTCCGCACCAAGTTCACCTGTCCAGGGTGATATGTATTTGGATAGTAGTGATGGTCAATTGAAGATTTATAATGGCAGTTTTTGGAAGAATATTGTTTTTGCTAGTACAATATCAGCAACTGGTGGCACTATTACTGATATTACTGATGGTGGAGTAAATTATAGAGTCCATACATTTACAACCAGTGGAACTTTTACAGTCACAGAAGGTTCTGACGAAGTTGAATATCTTGTTGTTGCTGGTGGTGGGGGTGGTGGATCCGCTGGTGGCGGTGGTGGTGCTGGAGGTATTTTAGATGGTACTTTTTTTGTATCCTCCTCTATGGTTTACTTCGTGACTGTAGGTGGCGGTGGTGCTGGTGGCGGAATCGGTGGAAGCCGTGGCGGCACAGGGATTGGAACTGTAGCCGGATCAGGTACTGGTTCAGTGTTTAGCACAAACACAGCAATTGGTGGTGGCGCTGGTGCATCTGAGTCTGGTGCAGGTTCTACTGGTGGCTCTGGTGGTGGAGGCTCACATAGCGGTACCAACGCACATAGAATTGGTTATGCTGGAACTTTTGGTCAAGGTAATGCTGGTGGAGATGCAGAAAATAACCAACTCAGTAATGCTGGGGGTGGCGGTGGCGGTGGAGCATCCGGTGTTGGCGGTACTGCAAGCGGTGCAACTGCTGGAGACGGTGGTCCTGGTATAAATTGGAAATCTTTAGGAACTATATACGCAGGCGGAGGAGGTGGTGGGGTTCGTGGTACAGGTACTGTAGGTTCTGGTGGGTCAGGTGGTGGTGCCGCTGGAGCATCTAGTGGTTCTCCTGCTGCTTCTGCACCTGCTAATACTGGTGGAGGTGGAGGCGGAGGTGGACACTTAAACGGTACAGGCAACCAAGGCGCAGGTGGCGCAGGTGGCTCAGGTATTGTAATCATTCGCTATAGAATTTAAAAGGTAATCATGGCTCATTTTGCAAAAGTAGAAAACGGAATAGTAACACAAGTGATTGTAGCCGAACCTGAATTTTTCCAGACATTTGTTGATACAAGTCCAGGTGAATGGATTCAGACAAGTTACAATACACGTGGTGGTGTACACTATGGTCAAAATGGTGAACCAGATGGTGGTGTAGCTTTACGAAAAAATTATGCAGGAACAGGATTTACATATGATAAAACTAGAGATGCATTTATACCTCCAAAGCCGTATGAATCTTGGACATTGAATGAAGAAACCTGTCTTTGGGATTCTCCAGTACCATATCCAACTGATGGAGAATTATATATCTGGAATGAAGAAACACAAACATGGGAATTAAATAACTAATGGCAGGAATACTAAAAGTTGACAGAATACAAGAAGCAAATAGTGGCCAAGGTGTTGAACTTTCTCATAAGTTGGTAGACACCAGTGGTAACACCATAATCAGTGAAAACAGTAATGGCGTTGCTACTCTTGGTGCATCTGTTGCTCCCAGCACAAACTATACTTTTAGAAACAAGATCATCAATGGTAATTTAAAATCAGCAAGAGTTATCAATCAACGTGGAGCAACTTCTATTGCTCCTTCAGGATCGACTGGTTACACTTATGACCGATGGTATTATGATGATGGGTCAAATTATTTGTATCAGGGAATAGAAGATTTAAATGTGAACAATGGAACATATGTGATTAGTTGGGAAGGTGATGATTTGATTGCTCATTGGGCATTGGAAGATGATAATGATACTACACCACCTTATACTGCTGGTCCAGATTCTGCTTTAACTTGGAATCAGGTTTCTAAGAATTCTACTTTTACGATTAACGAAAATCCTGAGCATGGAAAGCATCTCTGGATTCGATTTAGTTTAGATACTGGTGGTGATTTTGCGAATTTAGATAAAGTCCAAGTGGAAGAAGGTACGGTTCCAACGCCATTTGAGCATCGGCCTATTGGAACAGAGTTGGCGTTGTGTCAGAGGTATTACCAGAAATCATTCGCATTAACTCAGACCCCAGCACAAAACGACTCAAATAATCATTTCAATTTTTCTCTCGCAGCAGATGGTGCTAGTAATGGCACTACATCGTATATTTTCCCCGTTGAGATGAGAGCAGCACCCACAATTATTACATTTAATCCCTATGCTGCTAATAATAATTTTCGAAAACCAAATTCTTTAACAGATTACAGTGTTTCAGTGTCTAGTAGATCGAAGCATTTTGTGTTTTACAGTACAAGCAGTGGTACTGTTGCACTTAGTGGACATTTTACAGCAGTAGCGGAGTTATAGATGTATCAAAAAACTAGTAAAATTATGGGAATTGAAAATGCCGTGAAACGGTTAGAAGACAACGCCTTCATTCCTTTCGACCCAGCAAACACAGACTACCAAGAATACCTGCAATGGCTAGCAGAAGGCAACGAACCTCTACCAGCAGATGAACCAGAACAACAGACAGTAGGAGAATAAATACATTATGTCAGGAACACTATACGTAGATAATCTTCAAAGTAAACTAATGATGCATGATACAACTTATTCTGATGATCTAACCATCACAGAAAATTATAGCGCATTACTTGTTGGACCAATTACTGTGAGTGGTAATTTGACTGTTCCTACTACCAGTAATCTAACAGTATTTAATTCTATCAGTGTCACAGGTGATGTAAACGTAACAGGAACATTGGATATAAGATGAGTGGAAGTATTACAGTAGGCGGAAAAATACTCGCAAGTCACGATAATGTCAGTGGTAAACTGAGCATGAGTGAGAATGTTGTGTTTCCTGCTGGTCATGTGTTGCAAATTTCTCAAAATCAATTTAACACTAGAGTAAGTAGAACTTCTACATCTTTTGGTGTTTTTAGTTCTACTATCGGACATACCATAACAAATTGCAAATCAAATAGTAAAATTTATATAGATTTAAATTTAAGTGTAGGTGCTTCAGGTAGTGCATCAGTACATTGTTATTTTAGATTGATAGATAAAACAAACAACAATACAATTATAGGAACAGAGGGAGATGATGGTTTATTTGGTGTTTATATAGATGGTCAAAGTGCCGTAGGGGGATATGGACACTCAATAGCAAAATTTAATTATTTATACACACCACCTAGTTTTAGTAATGGAAGTTTTGAAATAGAAATTTATGGTAAATCTCATCAAGAAACTATGTACATCAATAGAAGAGGATTTGATGAAGCATATGGTAGATTGTCCTCAAGTATAGTATTAATGGAGGTAGCTGGATGATAGTAGAGGCTCTAAAATCTTTAGGTATTACTACTGAATTTTTAGTAGACTCTGATGCTATTACAGAAGAACAATATATAAAATCATTTAAAGATTTAACAAATCAAAACAGATTTTTTGAGTGGTCTGTGGTTTCAGCAAAGATTGCTGAACTCCAAGCTGCAGAACCAATGCGACTTCTACGAATTGAAAGAGACCGCTTAATTCAGCAAACCGATTGGTGGGTGCTTCCAGACCGTACTGCTACACCAGCACAATTATCATATCGTCAAGCACTACGAGATTTACCAGCAAACAGCACACCAACACTAGATGAGAATGGTAATCTCACAGGTGTTGAATGGCCAGTATATAGTGAGGAAGCATAATGGCAGGCACTCTTAGAGTTGGTGGAAAAGTATTAGCTACTCATGATTCGGGAACTGATGAGATAAGTTTAGCGAGTGATACGAATACTTCAAATATGTCATTTGACGCAAATCATGCAGGAATAAAAACAGCATTGAATGCTTCAGGAGATGCTCCGATTTATGCGTGTCGTGCATGGGTTAACTTTGTTGGTTCATCTGTTACTAATCCAGCATCAACTGCTGGAATAAATGCCCAAGGTAATGTTGTAAGTTTGTTTGATAATGGGACAGGTGATTATACAATAAATTTTGCAGATGATATGTCTACTGCCGATTTAGTAGTATCAGCGTGTACTTTGATGGCGAGTCGTGCTCCTAGACCTTGTACAGTACGGGATACGTCAGTTTCACACCTGCGAATAGGAATCTTTGATGGATCAAGTCTCACTGATACGACAGATGAGGTCATGATAGCAGTTTTTTGTTAAAAGGAACCCAATGAAACTAGCAATTTTCCCAAATGAAACAACCATTAGTGTGCTGATTCCTGCTCCAAACTGTGGACTAACTCTGGAACAAATCTGCGCTAAAGACGTACCTAGTGGAGTACCTTATCTTATAATTGATTCAAGTGAACTGCCAGCAGACCGTGAATTCAGAGATGCTTGGGAAGCCGATTTTAGTAACCCAGATGGATATGGTGGATAAATGATAACTATTAACATAGATAAAGCAAAAGAAATTAAAAAAGATAGACTCCGAGAAGAAAGAAAACATTTGTTAGAACAACTAGATATAGATTATATGAGAGCAATGGAGCAGGGAATCGAAACTACCGATATTGTAAATGAAAAACAAAGACTCCGAGACATAACAAATTTAGTTGATACATGTAATTCTGTAGAAGAATTAAAAACTATAAGTTGTGAGAACACATAATGGCAGGACAACTCAAAGTAGGTGGAAACATAATCGCAAGTCACAGTGGAGTAGAGGGTGCCGGAGTAGTGACTTTACAGAACGCTGTATTTCAAGGACAATTCAACGTTATTCCAAACTGGTATCTCGCAGAGCAGCAAATCACTGGTGGAAATGATGTCAGTGCTGGATTCTATGCTGGTTCTACAGATGCAGAAGAAAGAAAAACTGTGAATATTCCTGCAATGCAACTACGAATCAACGCTACTGTTTACACGCTTTCTACGGCCACCACACTGGATGCAAGTACAGCAGGTTCTTGGGCGAGTAATGAAATCTCCAAAGCAGCCGCAGGAACTCGTAATGGCGAAGATGTTTATATTTATGCAGTTGAGCCTAGTTCTGGAACAACTCCAAATTTCTGTTTAAGTTCCAATTCAACCTATCCTAATGGAACCGTTGGAGGTGTCACAGCCAGTGCCACAAATTCTCGTAAAATTGGTGGTTTCCATTGTTTATGCGTTAGTGCTGGAACTCTTAGTAATAATCCATTAACAGGCTATCTAGCTGGAGATATTCTACCTAGAAGTGTCTGGACACAAGCCTCTCATCGTCCAACTGCAAATCCAGAGGGAATGGTGTATGTGGGGAACAAACTCTGGGCAGACATCTATTTAGCCAGTAATACGACAACACTGGAATCCAGTTACGGTGGGACAATTGTGGATGGGGCAAGCGGAAGCCCAACTTATGATCATCACTGGTATAATTTCGTTGGACAGTTTGCGGAAATCGACAAACGACTTCCTACGCAATCAGAGTTTATGGCCTTGGCGATTGGCAGTAATGAGGAAACGAACATTAGTGGTTCAGCAGATCCTGGAACGACTGGGGGTCACACTGACACAGCTGGTCGCAGAATGATTTCCAACATCGGCTGTGAGGATTGCTGTGGGGCAATGTGGCAGTGGCTGAACGAAACGGGATCGAACGGAGGAGCAGCAAGCTGGGCAGTTCAAGATACTGCCTCCGATGGAACATCATTCGATGGAGTCAACTCTATCGGTCGGGGTCAGGGATACGCAGTTCCGAATCGCCCGGGCGTGGGCGGCAGTTGGAGCAATGGCGTGATATGCGGGTCGGGTGGTGTCAATTGGGGTAATTCGCCTTTGATTCTCTACGACAACTTCGGGTCCCGAGGAGTTAGTGCGAGCCTGTACTAAAATCTAAAAAGGAAATATGCGAGGCAATCCAAAGCACTTAAATACTAGATTCGATTACGAATACATCAAAAATCAAAACCTGTCAGGCTGGCAACAGCAGTATCAAGCATTACTAGATACTCGGCTCAATTGGTTCAAAACAGCAGACCTAGCACCAGAAGATGCTGGCGTTACAGATGCTACGAACCGAGTTAGAATCGAAACAGATTTAGATGGTACTACCATTAAATATCAGCAAGAACTTCAGGAAGATCCAAACTGTAAACTATTCAGATTAGGTTTTACACAGTCAGAATTAGAAGCAGCATTAAACACTTAGGACAATCACAATGAGCGATAATCTAGAACTTATTAAACTGGCAGAAACAGTTTCAGGTGGAGGAAATGTTTTAAGTAAAATAGCACTAAATTCTGCAACATATTCTGAAACTTATTCTATTCCTGCTAATTATAATGCAACACTTACAGGACCAATTTCCGTCACAGGTAATTTAACCATTCCTGGAACCAGTAATTTAAT